TGTATTGTGTGGCTTGTGTCACGGTGTATGGGCCATAGGACCGCACCGGATCACCGGGATAGTCCGCTGTAAAGAATGTTAGATCGACTTGCGCGTCCTTGGACCCGGAATAGGTCCCCCAGATGAAGTCCGGCATGACGAAATCAACGAAGGACAGATCATTGCCATCCGAGATTGTCCACCAGCCACTTCGGAAGTTTGGCAGCGAGACTCCTGTCGTCTGGGTGCCAACCTCATGCTGATAGAGGATACCGACATTATCTGTACCAAATGGATTGCCAACCACCGATGCGTCGCACCAAGCCGTTCTTGGAAGAGTGCCATAGTCCCATTGCTGCTCATTGGCATCGTACTTGACATAGGAGTCGTTCTCTCCTGCACTGGTCGCAGATGGAAAGAACCACGTCACTTCATTGAACATGCTGTTGACGCCACAGCGTATCTTGCGAACATTGGCAGCACTGAGGTTCTGAAAAACGAAATCCCAAACTGGACAATGCAGAACACTGACGCCCCTGTCTGAGAGCGTGTAGAAATTGTTCAAGCCCATCCAGTAGACGACACCACTATGTACCCCGGCAGCGTGCATACTGATCAGCCCGCAGCCAGAACCGACCTTGTTATGGCTAAAGACCAGATCACCACCGATGTACTGCTGAACCCATACATCGATATCCGTCCAGATGATGCCCTGCGTCCCGGACTGCATCCCGTATATAATTTCTGATCCATTGGGAAACGTAAAACTACCTGCCGCCGTCTGATTACTGACAGTCCAATTCTCGAAATTACCGGCATCGCTCCAGCGCACAACCAGTGGGGCCTGCACACCCGTACTCTGGCAGGATTTCCATGCCACCAAAATCTGCTGTGGCATCGAAACGTAGATTCCGCCATTGAAGAACGGCGCTTGGTGGATCACCTGCGCGTTTGTATATCCGCTGTTCTCAGCCCATGTGTAGATCGGGCCATCCTTGGGACAGGCAATCAGGACACCGCCCCAGTTATCCATCGTCCAGTCTTCTGCCGTGATAGGAGTGCCGGTTCCGCCCGTTGCTCCACTGCCTGATCCAAATCCGGCATCACCAAAACCACCACTACCAAACCCACCTCCAGCAGGCTGCGGCCCCAGCGTGATGTAGTAAAGAAGCTGGGCCAACGAAGAATTCATCGTTGCTGTGGCGGTCGCGGTCGCCTGCTCGGTCGCATTGATGGTGAAGTTGGTCGAATCAATGATCGAGGAAATCTCGTATGGACCCTGAACTGTCAGACCACCCACACTTGTCGTCGCGATGAAGTCATAGAACAACCCAGTGATCATCTGGAAGTTGTTGTTCGGCAATGTAGTTGTGATAACTGCGCTGCCGGATGACGTATTGAATATTGGAAGAATTCCGCTACTGGCGATTGTCGTTGACGCCTCAACACTGGATTGGATCGTGTAGACGCTCGATCCCAAAACCGACACGATATGATAGGCACCATTGAGAAGCAGGTTTCCAATCGCAACTGGAGTATTGAAAAATACCGTATTGTAGATCGATGCGCTGCTGTTGCCATCGACAACCGTGACGATATCGCTTCCAGACGAAATAGAGAAGTTTGGCGGCGGATTGGAAATATGAGTCTGCGGCGTGATATCGACAAGCGCCACATTGTCAGAGTTATAGACACTTAGCGATTGTGTTGCCCCGATAGCCAGATACTCGGTCTCGAAAATACCCTTGAACGGATGCAAGTCACGCACCGTTGAAAGAACCGTGATTCCGTTGAAGTTCTCCCACCCACCATAAGTCTGGATAATACCCGCATCATAGCGGATCAACTGCGAGATAGAGACTCCAGCTTCGTTGGACGCATAAGTCACCTGCGTGTTGACGCCGGGCTTGAGCAAAACGCTTCCCATGGGCATCGTCAGGCCCTCGGTGGCGTTGCAATGGGCGACGGTTGCGCGTGGGTCCAGCCACCAGACTGGTATTTCTGGCGCAGCGTTTCGATGTTGGCTGACTGCACTAAGGTTTTATATTGCATCTCCCATGACCCGGCCATGGGCTGATTGTCAGCCTGAGCACCAAAATCACGCATATAACCCGATCCAAACACCATGCTCGCCGCAATGAACACATCGGGAAGATTATCGGTCAGGAATGTCGTTGCGTTTGCAGATGACAATGGCGTTGGCTGGATCGTGCCAACAATCTCTGTTGTGTAGGCGGCATCGGGTGATGGGCCGAGAATCAGATTGGTATTAGAGTTCATGGCCCAGAACAGTGGGAGGCCCGTATTGGACTGCCCCGATGGATAGGTCGCGTCAATGAAATCACGGCTGGTGGCCATTGCCGGAGAGCGCGTGCCATTGGAACTGCCCTGACCCACCGTAGTAAGGACATTGACGGTCTCAATGACACGATACGTTCCAGAGACGGTGGGAATCGTTACATTGCGATTTCCTGAGCTAAGCGTGACAGTCGTGGTTACTCTTGTCGCCAGCAGATCGAGTTCGCGATAAACACGACCCTCCGCATAGTCAATCATGCCGGGGAGCATCGTCATGAAGTTTGAGTCGGTCGAACCGATCACCAAGAGATTCGATATTTGCGAAACGTATGTTGTGTAGTTGATCATGATGACGACACCTGATTCACGCTAAAACTCACCTGAGCCACGGTTAGCGTGGACACGCCGTCTCCAAGCAGAGAAAAGTTATGAAATCTGTAGTTTGAGCCCGGAGGCTCCCCACCTACGGACTCCCCGGCCGATCCTGTCGTTACGCCGGACAAAAGCGTGGTCCAACTCACGCCATTGTTGGAGCCGCGCACAGCCCATGTGGTCGGGCCGCTGCTGAGAAAAGATCGGTCATTCGGAGCAGTCGCCGTGAAGCTTGACAACGAATGCGTGATAACAGGAGCGGTGAGACTCGATGGAGTCCTTATGCTGCCAATGTATGGCGACCAGTTCTTGGCAATGTAGTTTCCAAAACTGGAATCAGACACGCTGATATAGGCAGAGTGAAGCCACGTCTTATTGGTGTTGCCATCAAAGGCAGAAGCCACACCAGCCCCGCCCGTCATGGTCCCGAAAAAACCACCAGAATAAATATCGTCTGTCAGCGTCAGACCAATCCCGGACATGGGATTGTTCGCGTTCAGGTAGTTACGTGGACGCGCATTCTTGATGGGATCAGGATCGGGTGGAAGGATCACCGTGCGCTGGCCGTTTTCCTGCGGCGTGTCCATACAGGTATCGCAGACCAGAAGGCCGTTCTCGTGAAGGTTCATGCCATCCCAGTCGGACTGCCAAGAGAGCTTGTTGTGGTTGTAGAGAAATCCGCACCTGTCGCACTCGGCCAGAGCCTCTGGCCGCCTCATATCGATGCGGGCTCTGCCGGTTGGTCTCATCGCGTATAGTACCCCCCGACACTGGGACTGAGGTACATATTCACATTCTCGACGTTTTGCGTTGCAGCAATATTCCAAGCCTCATCAGCGTCCGCCTTGCGGCGATCCTCCATCTCGGGGCGATAGATGCGCGCCAACCGGTGTGATAGCCCGGCGGTTAACGCATCTAACCAGAGTGTCGGGACTTCGACGTTCAGGCCCCCGGCCGTGTAGGCGTCCTGAATATTACGGACAATATAAAGATATAGGGTATACGGCCCATTGCCGTCCGGGACCGGATAGAGCGTTATTTCCGGTGAGATGGCCCTATTAAACCAGAACTGATTCGGTGGCCCCTGCGTCGTCTTCTGGGCCATCGCCGCATACTCTGTGCGGGACATGGGATAGATCAGGATATCCGTGCCGGGATTGTTTGTACGCAGAAAGGCGTCCAGAATCTGGATGGTCGGGTTTGGCAGCGAGTACGTGGCCACACCTTGGGTCAGCGGCATCGGTTCAAGGTCTATTGCCCACAAATTCGGGGTCTGATTGTTGAACTTGGCCAGCAGTAGGTTCATTTCCATGGTCGCCTGCTGAATATGGCTGGCTAGAATCTCCGTGGGATAGACCTGAATCCTTCCAAAAGCATTGATAATGACCTCGCCCGCACTGGGAGCGAAGTTGAAGCTGCCGCTATAGGTTTGCGTTGTGTTAAACATTGTTAATCATCCGGGTTGATGACTCTGATCGTTCCGGTGGCGGCCGGACTCGCCAATCCAGCCCCTGTCACGCTCCACGACGCCAAGCCAATCACAGCCCCGCTGGATGACCATGTACCAAGAAAAAAGCTGTCTGTCAGCGTAAGGCTGATATCGGTACTCGTGGCCGTGAGAGTAGCACGATCCGTGTAGGAGATTGTGAGCGTCCCCGATGATGGGACCGTCAGGGCACCATCAGCATCGAAGAACTCGACCACAAATCGTGCCGTGTTTGGGTAATCAATGTTAACCGGGCTGAGATTAACAGGCATGATCTAGTCCCCTTCGATTGATATGGCTCCTGCACTCTGCGCCTGAATCTCAGTAATAACCACAGATGCGCCTTCTTGGGAAGGAAGCTGCTCTGGTGGAAGGTCCACAAGAACAAGAGCCATATCGGCGTTTACCTCTGTCGCACTCATGACTCCAGTTACATCGGCATCCGGCAACATCTGAAATGCTGGCGGCTCCTGAAAGACACTGGGCTGGAATACATTAGGCATCCATCACCTTAGTATGAACGCTTATTATGCAGCCATCACCTTCCAGTTGGCCCCGTCGCACCACGCCATCACGGTATTAGCTCCGCCACCTGCTATGGTCGCACCTACGGTGGCCGTGTCGCTGTCTGTGATGACAATCATCGTGCCGACTAGATTTGCTGCCGCCGTCGCAATATTGGCAAACGTGGAGGTACCGACTTTGAATTGCCCGCCGAAGGTTAGTAGCTCCGCCCCAGTAGTTGCCGAACTGGTGTTGATGCCTTTACCGTGAAGAATAAACCGCAACGCTCCGGTGAGGGTCGCCGCCACGCCGGTCCCGATAATATCAAGTCCCTCGTTGCCTTCGTTGGGGCGAATTTGCGGGAGCCTCGCCGTAACATTTTGTGTCGTTGGAGACCAGACAATAGCACCGCCCTGATCGGTGCCCCCGGAGTTATCGCCGCCGCGCGGCAATAGCAGTGAGCATTTGGCATCAGTATACCCATTGGTTCCATAATGGGCGAAGGCAACGTCGCAATGCTGTGCTGCGTAGCACGTTCCCCAACTGCCAGTGGACGCTCCATTTGTGCCGTCACATTTTGGGTTGCCATAGAAACCGAGGAAATATCCGAACTCGATCTTGCGCGAGCCAAGATTGAGCACCGCCTGGAAGTTACGGTAGGTGCCGCCCGGCGTGAACGCACCGACATGATATCGGAACGCGGTCATATCGGGATAAGGACAAATCGCGCATTCGATAATATCATTGACCGCCCACGTGTGGGTGCTGGTTTCGCAGACAATGGTAGACAAATTCGGTATCCTCAGAATCCGCATTGCAGGGCGGATTGTGTACGCCCCCGATACAGCAACACCATTGCCGCGATAGGC